TCATGGCGTTCTTGTAACTCGACCGATAAACTCCCGCCCCCGGGTGATACTCCTTTGCCGCTTTGGATAGTTGCAGCTTACCCTCGGCATCGCGTACACGGCGGTAAAGCCTGTTAGGCTCCCTCAAATATTTCCGGATATCTCGCGATAGCTCCGCTGCCGACTTCGCCTCTGACAGCCCCAGCCCTATGGCCCCCTCGATCTGCTTTAACACTTCGCCTTGACGCCACACCCCTGCCGACAATGCCTCGATCTTCAGCACGCGCGTCTTCTTAAACGCCTCGAGTGCTTTGTCGTTATTAGAGAGATAGGCGCGCTGCTTTGACTTCGGCAGCTTGCTGAGATTCTTACCAAATAACCGATTGACCATTTCATCATTTTGCCGGTTGGCCACGGCCCATGCCGCCTCCACTCCGTTAAGGACGATAAACCTTATTTGTGAGTCCACCTCGGCCATCAGCTGCTCCAGCCTCCTTTTTGCCGTTGGGAATCGGCTCAAACTGAACACGCCCCCCGGCGGCAGGTCGAGACGCACTCCGATCTTCGCAGCCTCGATAGCTGCGAGCCGGTATATCTCGTCGATGTGTCTTTGCACCTGTGCTACGAGGGCCTTATTAGTCTGAGCTTTTTTAGGCATTATTCATAAGCTCCAAACACACTGCGTTGCTCATCCTCTCTGATCTGGTCAAGTGTCTGTTGAGGATTTTTGGACAGCCCCGCTTTCTCAATCGCCTCATACTGGCTCATAATAGCCTTGCCGCCGGTAGCGTTGCTGTACCTCTCGATGCGGTCTTTCTCGTCATCTATCTTGTATGGATTGATTCTATTTTCCACCGGCATAGCAGCAAAAGCGTCCGCGATGTCTGGAAACATAAGCCCCGCTAACGCTTTTACCACATTAGCCTCTCTGTCGAGAAATTCCTGAAGCGCGCCGGCCTCCTGAAGCACGCGCAATTGCGCGTCGATAAACAGCATCTTGCGCGCCTCCCCACTCATCGGCGTGCTTTTCATATTCTCGTAGCTTATGTCCGGTATCTGCAGATTGGTGTAGTACTCCCTGCGCAGCCCCTCGAGTTGCAGCTTGACGGCCTCCGGCGATTGCTGCCATGTCACGTACTCCAAGCGGCCAGATGCCGGATACTTGACCACTTTGCGGAATTTGTCCGTGTCCTCATTTCCCATTTGGATCGTCTCATCGGCAAAAAGTGCCAATATCGGTGCGGAGTTGTCACGGATGCAGTTGCCATTGTCGCTGTAGGTGCGCTCCTGCTCCGCTCTCAAACGGCTGCTATCTCTCCAGCACGGCTTTTTGGACCATGCATAGGCCCCCGGTATCTTTCCTATCTCCAGCTTTTTTCTAAACAATTCTTTCCACGCGTCAGCGCCCTCTTTGTTAGTCTGCTCCCACCGTATGTGCCACGTGTCAGTGAAGGTGTCAAAAAAGCGGTGGGTATCGACGCCGTTGTAATAGTTGTATTCAAAAGACAAAGCGATGAGGTCTAAGTCATCGTCAAATAGCGGATATATGCCGTCGCCATTCATCGGCGTGTAGGTGCGTCGCCTGATCTTGTAATTGCACTTTTCGCCATAGTCATAATGCGGAGCTGAATCTACCAAGTACCATAACGTTGCGATCTCGCAACCTGCGAAAAAATGAACGCCTCGCTCAAGGTTCAACGCATTGATACGATTCTTCTTGTAAATTCGTTCCATTATAGCCTGTGCGCGCTGCGCCCTTTCGTCCTGCGCATCGTATATGCGCGTTACCGGTATGCCGAATGTCAAGCCCGTAAGGCGGTTAGTTGCCAGCTGCTCGAGTGATAGAGGCACTCTCACCACTTTGCCTCCCTCCATTACGCTGACATCCTGATAGGTAGCCTCGTTCATTATGTCGTGATGCTTGATGTCATAATCTTTAGCAAGCTCACTCCATAAAGGAGGGCTCGGAATTTTACGCTTTAACTCCGTGATGATGTCATCTGTTTTTTGTAAACTTAAAATTGAATTGATGTCGGTAGGCATTGTGTTATCTCCTTATTCCTCTGATAATCTCTAATTGCTCTAAATCTGAATTGTCGTATGTTAATTGTCGGTTATTGAAATCTTGAACAGCATAGCCGGTAATATCCACATATTCATCGTGCTTTGCAGTAGGGAATCCTGCCATCTCATCAAGATAACCGGCGTTCCACACACCTGCCATCAGCTTGACCCTCTGCGCCTCGAGTGTCGGCGATGCTGCATTTGCTCTCTCCACCTTGCTGGTAGTTGGTGTGTCAATCGCCACGATGTTAAGCTGAGTATAACGCCGCAACTGCTGTATCAATGAGAGGCCGTTTGCTTTAGGCTCTATCCGCACCGTGCTTTTGTGATTATACCCCATTTGCCGCACGTAGTTAGGCAGCCATTTGCATAATTCGGGAAACTCTAAATAAACCTTTACAGCATCGATGATCAGGAGGCTGTTACCGTCATCGCACACGGCTATCACACCGGTAGGGTCGTTTTTAGTATTCGTCGTATATGCCGTGTCGATATAAAAGTGAACGCCACGCTGCCTTTGCGCCTGCTGCACTACTTGCTGGAGCGATTGATTTGCCGTTATCGGGAACCAGTCGCGCCTTATGAGATTACCTGCTTTGTTGTACGGCTGTTGATCATATTGCCCTGCATACATCTGTGTGCCTAATGCCGTTTTTTGCTCTTGCAGCACCTCCGGCGACAGCCTTATGGGATCGAGAAGTCCATTTGTGTAAAACTGCTTAAGCTCTATCGGATAAACCTCATCCGATATCTCCGCCGGCAGGCATATATGTTTTATGCCGTCAGTCGACTGCGCCAAAAGATAGCCGGTGACGTCATCTTCGTGAAGCCTCTGCATTATGGTGACCGTAGGCGTGTTGGCCTTGTCAACCTTACGCGTGGCGAGTGTAGCCGTATGGTCGTTTGCCGCTTTGCGCATCGCCTCCGAGGACGCCTGCCCCGGGTTCAAAGGATCATCGTTAATTATAACATGTGCATGCTTACCCGTGATAGTGCCTCCGGTTGAAGTGGTGTATCGCGCCCCTTTGCGCCGCGTCTCATAGTTGCTCCGTGCCGTGCGATCTTGCCTCAACCTCACATGTGGAAATAATTTTTGATACTTCAGCGATAAAATAACATCGCGAGATTTACTCGAATGGTCTTCGGCAAGGTCGGCGCTATAAGAATTTGTGATTATGCGCAAAGAGGCATCTTGCGTCCAAAGCCATGCCGGCCACATGATAGTACAAATTCGGCTCTTTGTCGTTCCGGGAGGAATGTTGATGATCAGGTCATAAGGCTTCGGCTCACGCGCCACTATATACCTCGACAGCTCCTGCAGCTCATCGCATAAGTAACGTATGTGCCAATTTGCCACCAGCGGCTCAGACTCGATTGTATCCCAGAACTCACAAAAAAAGTTATAGAAGCTCTTTGTGCATCGCTCCGACAAAGCCTGAACTCCGGCCATGATGATAACCTGATCTGTAAGTACTATTGCGTCATTCCTCTTTCAAAAAATTGCGCCCTATATTCTCCAGCACCTCGCGCTCCTCATCTGTAAGGTTAGAGAGGTCGACGTGGTTTTTGCTCTCTACATATGCATCTACCTTTTCGATGTAACCACGCTTACGGCCTTGCGTTTTGAGATAAAACAGGATGCACGCCGTATCGCCGCTCATGATCTTTTTCATCAGCTGCGTCTCTACTATATCGAGCGCCACCTCTTTTATCTGATCAACCTCAGCGTCAAATTCCGGATCATTCCTTTTCCAATCCGCTATAGTCTGCCTTGTCAGCCCCATCTGCTCCACCACCGGCTGCTGCACGCCCGCCGTTTTCTTAAGGCCCTCAAGGAATAATGCCTTGAGCCTCTTTGTCTCTCTTTTGGAAATTCGCCCCCTACCTCTGCGCACCCCCTTGTTAACCGGAGTACCCATGACTTTGCCTCCTCTTACTCAAATGAATTAATTCCGTCAAAATAATCTTTATAAAAATCATAAATCCGTTATCCGTCATCTCTCAATCCTCTTTGCCTTTTGTCCTGTAAAAGTTTCCCATCTGTGAATGATGACGTCGCAATAGACCGGATCTAACTCCATCATCCGGCAATGCCTGCCCTGCTGCTCGCAGGCTATAAGCGTCGATCCGCTGCCTCCAAAGGGGTCGAGTACGCACCCCCCCCCCTCGGCTGGAATAGGCAATGAAACGGCCTACTAATGGCACCGGTTTCATTGTCGGATGCTCGGCATTGCGCAAAGGCTTGTTTTCGCGGATTGGCCGGTAGCCCCTCGATTTGCCCTTTATTCGGCTGTAACCTTTTGATTTCTATCTTTTTCGTCTGCATTTTTTACACGTCTATTTTGTTTTGCCCCAAATATAGTAAAAAATGGCTTACCTTGTAAACCTTTTATAATAATTTTTTCATTTCTCGAATTTGTTGGAGGAGAGATACCTGTGTATCGCCTTTGCCTTTCAGTGCTCTCATCACCCTCTCGTCCATCGTGCCTCTGACTATCAGATGATAAAGCAGCACCGGCTTCGTTTGTCCTTGACGGTGCAGCCGCTTGTTTGCCTGCTCATAAATCTCCAAGTCCCATGTCAGGGAGTGCCACACGATTATGCGGCCCCCTTGCTGCATGTTGAGGCCGTATGCCACCGACCTCGGATGCGCTATCATCACCCTTATCTTCTGCTCGTTCCATTTTTGCAAGATGCCCGGCTCCCCTCTGAACGCCACCGGCCGATATTGCTTCAGTGCATCCATGATGCGCTCTTTTTCGTGGATGTAGTTGTAATAAACCAATACCGGCTCGTTAGCGTTTTCGATTATATCTGCCAAGGCCTCCGTTTTCGTATCGTCAACCGCATGCCACTCTTTGTCGCTGTCATAAACAGCACCCGATGTAAACTGCAGGAGCTTATTCGTCAAGGCCGCCGCGGTCAACGCCTCGATCATCTCATCGTCAATCTGTAGGAGCTGCTCTTTTTCAAAATCCTTGTATCGCTTGAAGGTGTCATCATCAAAGGTCAAGGTCATACCGGCATCCACTATGTCCGGCACGGTGATGTAGTCTTCCGCTTTCATCGACACGCAAATGTCCGACAGCTTTTCCGAGATCATCTCCTTGGCTCCAATCCTCAAAATCCAATCAAAAATGACAGCTCCGCTACGTCTTCCGGGTTTGAAATATTTTGCCCTGTAGGATGATAAGGTTTTTTCCAACCTTTGGCCCATGTCCAGCAGCCATATCTGGCTCCAAAGGTCTATATAGCCGTTTGGTGCAGGCGTGCCGGTCAGCAATAATACCCGCCGCATCTGAGGCCTTACCCGCCGCAACGCTTTAAACCTTTTAGACGACGCATTTTTAAAGCTGGAACTCTCATCAATTATCACGAAGTCAAACGGCCACGGCTGATCTCTGTATCTGTTGCAAAGCCAAACTACGTTATCCCGATTTATGATGTAGATGTCAGCCTCGGCCTCAAGCGCCCTCTCTCTCTGCTTTACCGTTCCCATTACAATCGACAGCCTCAAATGGTTGAGGTGATCCCACTTTCGGGCCTCCTCACTCCACGTATTCCACGCCACGCTCTTTGGCGATATCACCAAGACGCGCTCTACCTCGAGGCTGTCTATCAGCTCGGATGCCGCCGTTAAGGCTATCACACTTTTACCCAGCCCCATGTCAAGAAAAAGGGCCGCATAGTGATTGTCCATCACGAACTCCTTTGCACGTTGCTGGTATGGATGTGAATTAAAAATCATCTGTTGATAAAATTGTAGATAAAGTCATCTATCGCTTCCGAATTGTCGATAACATAAAATTCAAACCCCAGTTGCTCGAGGCGCTCTTTGGTACGCATCTGCAGCTTCGTCGGCTTTTTGCCGGTCGTCTTGATCTCGACAAACGCTGCCCTGCCATTGAAAAGCACAGCCCTATCCGGTAATCCTCTGTGATATTGGCTTAGCATCTTAAACGCCTCGCCGCCTTTTGCTTTCACCTTTTCAACCAGTTTGCGTTCTAAAAGCTTTTCGCTTTCGACCTTTTTGGTTGGTTTTCGTTCCGTTTTTGCGTTTTTCTGTTCCATTTTGACGTTTTTTTGTTTTATTTCTCAATGCTCTGCACATCATCCTCTCCTATTTCCATCACCGCTCCGTTATGCTTCAGTTTAACCGTGCAGCCTGCTTTCATCTCATTGCCCGACTCCTTGACCTCAATTTTACAGGAGCTTGCGATTATCGTTGCCTTCACCTTTTTCTCATTCAGCATCATCGTCACCTTATCACCGATGCTGTATTCCGGGACGTAAACAAAGCCTTGCTGGCCCCTATATTTAAGTCCAAAAATGGAATACACCATCGCCTCGAGCTTATCGGCATCCTCGCAAAAGTCATCAGCTGCTTTATCCTCGAGTTTGCTCCAGTCATTATTTGGGCCTTTTTTCAACACCCTACGGATGGCGTTCAGGTGATACTTTACATTTTGCCGGTATAAACCCCGCGTTTTGCATTCCTCGGTCATGTCGGTAAGAACATCATCCATCAGCTGGTCGAGATGCAGAAAGCAAAGGATGTATCGGTTTAATTTTTCATAGTCATAATCCGGGTCATCCGGAATTGCATTTTTCAAAGTCGTCATAGAGGCACTTGGTACGTAAGGTCAATTCTTTTGTAATAAATCCGTCCGCAATTCTCGCAACGGCTAATGATTATTTTCTGCAGGAGTTTACCTGCCGGATCGATAATTTCGTCCGTGGCATGGACTACGTATTTATGCAGTCCTAAAAAGCATTTCAAATCTTGGCTCATATCTGTTTTTTTTTGGTTACTTACAAAAAATCGTTCGGGACAATGGGACAATATTTTCCTATATATTATTAAATACGCGATTAGGTTAATATGTATACGCGTATATTTAGCCTAATTCCACTTTTATACTTTCAATGGTATTTTATTGTCCCATTGTCCCAAAAGTGTTGTATCGTGCTGGCTTTTAGCCTGTTGGGTGTGGGACAATAATGGGACAATAAGTGGGACAATAATAGGCATTGTCCCGGATAATAGATTGTTACTTTTTTTATTGTCCCGTTGCTTTGTCCCATCGTCCGGGGCCGTTTTTCACCATTATTTTTAAGTCTCTGCTTACGAATTGAAATCCAAAAATCCTTATTTTTCAAATTAGGCTTCGGGTCAATCGGTTTTTTCATTTCTCTTTTACTCGCTTTAATCTTCATAACTTTCTAATGTATTGCTCTTTGGCTAAAATCCTTAAAAAATAAGTAACACTTCTGTTACACGGTTTTAGTCCCTTATGATTCGATAGCAGTGTTGTCTTCCGTATATAGGGATGCGTTGACGCCCTATATATTCCAATTGTCTCATTTGCCTCATCATCTGGTTAAACTCCCGCGTTCTGTATCGGGTTTTCTCATCGAGTTTTTGCCCAAAGCATTCGGCGTACACCTCGATTGCCGAGACGGTCTCTCGTTTCTTAAACAATTCGCCGTCAAAGGCGTAATCAATCCCCGCTATGTAATCCTGCCGTTTGCGCAGGCTCATCGTCTCCCAAGTGGTCGGTATAGGCTTTTCCAAATACTCCGCTATCATCCCGATCCTCTCGTCAGCAAACACTTCGTTACGCAGCTCCTGCAATTGCCGCGACTGTCTTTCCAAATCGTTCGGCAGGTACAGCTTTTCGCCCTGTCTGTATCTGGTCAGGGCCTCCGCCCACAATTGGTCAACCTCTCCGGGCAGATCTTCCCATACGTCTTTCATCGGTATCTCCTGATCGCACATAATCGTCCAGAAGCGTCTGTTGCCGGTATCCCCTTTCAAAAAGGCGCGCTCGTTGGTCGTGGCAAAAAAGACGCATTGTCTCAGGTAAACTTCCGTTTTGCGCCCGTATGCCGGCCTATAGGAGTCTTCCTGCTTTGAAAGGAACGCCTTGTAAGCCTCCGAGGTGCTTTTCTTGTAATTCGTCAATTCGCCCATCTCTATGAGCCATTTGCCTCTTATCTGCTCCATGCCCTCTTTGCCCTCTATTCCGGTGAGGCTGTCGTCAAACCACTCGTCGCGGCCCATCAGTCGTATCAGCGTGCTTTTACCAATACCCTCAGGGCCAATCATCGTCAAGACGTAGTCGTATTTTATTCCGGGCCGCATGACGCGGGCCACCGCCGCGGTAAAGTGCTTGCGTGTCTGCGCCCTGACGAGCGGCGTGTCCTCGGCGCCGAGGTAGTCGATCACCAAGGTGTCGAGCCTCTCGATGCCGTCCCATCTCAATGCGTTGAGGTAGTCCCGCACCGGGTGGAAGGAGTTCTGACTGACAGCCAGATCGTGAGCGTCGAGGAGCGCCTGCTTGCCGGTGAGCCGGTAGTTTGCCGAGACGTAGTCGATCAGTCCGTTGTCATCGCTGTTGTTCCACCACTGGTCGGCCTTTTTATCCCGCCACGGCAGGTCATCCACCACGGCATCACGCCCCCTGAAGTCATCGCGCATGACCTTGCCTTTCAGCCCGGGATCATTACGCACGATAAGGCCGAAGTTATAGGGTGAGTTGAGCACTTTTTTATTTTCAATTTGCATCATGCTCCTCCAATCCTCCTCCCCATCCTCTTCGGCCGTATCGGCGATATTTGCGAAGTCTTCATTTATATTAGCCATCTGCTCTTTTACTATGAGAGTCCGCACCTTGGTGTCCTTTTGGGCATATTGAGCCATCGCGGTGTATGACGGCAGTCGGTTGACCGGCGTGTTGACGTCAGCCTCGGCATCCAAGTCGTGGAACAGGTGCAGCCTCACTAAGTCGAACGCGTTGCATAGCTTGCTGCAACACGGGTCTGTGCCGTGGTGGCTGTATGCCCATTTGTTGTCATAGACTACGAGGCCCCCGGCGGTCGATCCGGCGGAGTAAGTCCACCTATCATCCTGCGCGGTAGGCTCGTAAACATCGGGCAGGAACGTGTTGATGGCGGCGGTTATGGTGTAGGCCCTGCAGAACGTGCCTACTATGCCGCGCTTTGTCGTCGGGTCTTCCTGCTTTGATCCGTGTCCGGTCGCGAGCCGTTGGGCGTTGCTGTCCACCGGCCACTCGGCAGCGTTGCGCCAGTCGGTAAAGCTGTCGAGTAAATTATCGGCATCGGCGGGCGCACCCTCTCCCTGCAGGAAGAGGTAATCGCCGTCCTTGGGCGTCGATGGCCAGTACATCAGCCTCATCGGCTGGTAGCTCGTCTGGTCGAACATATCGATGCCTATGTCGTCCGCTATGCGGCGCGCAATCGGCACGTACTCGTCAGATGTCACGTCACGGCTTAGCGGCACCACCAGCCGGATGCGGGGCGAGTCGTCCGTGTGGCCGTGCGTGGAGTAGATGCACCACGCCGTCCCCGATAGCATGTCCGCGATGATCTCCGGCGTCTCCGGCGTGGCGAAGTCAAGGTCGAGCGTCACGAGGGAGCGGTGCGTGATGGCTCCCGCCTTTCGGCGGCCTCCCTCGATGGCCCCGCCGACAAAGCCCCCGATGTCTTTTACCTGACCCTTTTGGAGCTTTTTCATTGCCCGGTATTCGGCCACCGTCTCGGCGGTGCGTTTCGTCTTTGCCAGTCTCCGTGTGAGCGCCTCCCACGTGATCTGTCTGTTTACCCATTTTGTCTCCATCCTTGAGCGCCCGGTGGAGATGGTGTAGGTTCGTTGCATATAAGTCTATGTTTGTCAATCCTTTTTATAATATTCCGTGATAAACCCGCTGCCTTTCAACGGGAGTCCCCGTGCCCAGCTCGGCGTGCGTTTGAAATGTGCGAGTATTCTCTCGAGTGCGCTTTGGGCATCTTCTCTCGGCACTTCGCACACGATCTCGTCATGGACGTGGAGTACCGGGTCGAGACAGTTTTTTTCAATCGTGATCAGCGCCTCGGCCAGGCAGTCGCGTGCTATCGCTTGCACGATGTTTTCCACCAGTTTGCCTCCATAGGTCTCGATGCTTTCCCATTTGCGCGAGGTCTGATTCACGCCTTTGTAAACCAGCGAGGGCTTTCCGAAGCGGTTGAGCCCCGTCTGCATTTCGCGATAGATGAGCTGTCGTCCGGACGGCAGCTGGATGATCAGATCGTTGCTGACGTTTCGGGTGGTGATCATAAGCTTATCTCTTACATTGATGGGTGCTTTTGAGAGCAGCGTCTGCCTTGCAGCGTCCTCAACCTCCCGCCATAGCGATACGATATTTGGATTCGTCTGGCGCCATTGCTTCACCAAGGCCTCCATCTCTTCCCTCTCCAGCCCCATCCTCTTACCTCCCATCGCCTCGAGTGCGGCGATGCCGCCGCCAAAGCCCAAGGCCAGCACGGCGATCTTGCCCTTGTCCCGGCGAGGGTCGTCCCTTGTGATCTCGTCCACGTCGCATCTGAACATCTGTGCGGCGGTGGCCTCGTAAATCTTGCCGTGCCCTTTGAACACGTCTATCGCCCACTGCTCCCCTGCCAGCCACGCGATGACCCGTGCCTCGATGGCACTAAAGTCGCAAACGACGAACGTGTGGCCTTTTTTAGGCACCAGCGCGGTGCGTATGAGCTGTGATAGAACGGCTGGGACGTTGTCAAAGCAAAGGTCAAGCAGCTCCATGTCGTTTTCCCTTACGGCCTGCCTTGCGAAGTCGAGATCGTCAAGCGTGTTGCGCGGGAGGTTGTGCAGCTGCACCAGCCGCCCCGTCCACCGTCCGGTACGCGAGCCATAATATTGGAACAACCCTCTGAGGCGGTCGTCCTCATTGTCCGCTACCGCCAGCATCGCACCATATTTGCTGATACTGGTCTTTCCGCTTTTGCGCCTCATGTTGAGGGCTTCGTGCACGACCGGGTCATCGGTCATCTCCAGTATCTCGGCGATGTCCGATTTCGTCAAGCTCGGCACCTCGATGCCGAGGCGCTCCTCGAGCCACGCTTTCAATTGCGGTACGCTGTTGGGATTGTCAAGCCCGGTGATGGCCGATGCTTTCAGGTGTTGCCGGCTGGAGCAGATATCTTCTATGTGGACGGTGTTGTCTACCAGCTGCCGGTCGATTTTTATCCCGCGATCGTTGACGGCTTGGTCAACCTCATACAACTCGCATTCGGTATATGTAGGTCTGTACCATCTTAAAGCCGTGTAAATCTCGCGCTCCATCTCAACGTCCCTCTTGCAGTACTCCTTAAAAAGCTCCCATTTGTCCGGGGCTTCGTGCCGGCGCACCCGTGGGCTTTCGCCAAGCATGGAGGTCTTTTTGGGCATGCAGAACAGCTTTATCAAGTCTTTACCCTCGGCCATTTTCTTCGATTTCAGCTTAAGCACCTTTGCCGCCTGATCGAGCGATGCCGGCAGTCCGGTGCGCAGGCATTGCGCCATGGTGCAGTGCCAATTCGGGACGTTGAGCCCGAGGTGTCGCCTTAGGCATATTCTCTCGAAAGTGGCATTATGGGCTATTTTCAGGACGTTCTTATCGATCATCAGTCGATACAGGTCGTTTGGTATCGGATCGTCTTCACTCAAGTCCAAAATCTCTACCGGGGCGCCATCAATGGCATAGGCCAGTAATAGGATTTTGAAGTCCGGGTGCGTGGCATATTTATACACTCCGCAGTCGGCCAGCGGCTCCGGGGAGTAGGTCTCGATGTCTAAAAATAGTTTGGTCATATCTTATCAGCTTACCTTGAATTTCAAATTTTGCGAAATTTGGTGTCATAGGTCTGTTTCAATTTTTACGAGGGAGTAATGCTTTCCGGGAGTTAATATTATGTTCGTCACTTTGAGGCCGGTCTTTTTCTGAAATCTTGATACAAGTCTTGAAAAGGCGGCCTCTGTTTGCGTCTTGGCAAAGGTGTAATTTTCAGCGGTCAGGTCTTTGTTCATGGTTCTTCAGTCAAATAATTGTAATAATGTCAGCTGCGCGTCCTGCGCATCCATTAATTTTTCAATCTCTTGCAAGCTCTTACCGTACTTAAACCCGTAGCTGCACAGGTTCGGTGTGTGGCTGAGCTTACGCAGGCGGTCCCATAAA